TAATTAAAACTAATTATTCACTCTGATTTTAGTTATATAAATAAACGCATGAGTGAAGAAAACCAAACCCCCATTGAATACGACTGTGAACTTACAGAAGTAGCCCAAAAAAGAGTAAAACCAGGTCCCAAAGGTGGAAGTTGGGCTACTGGTACCTATGAAGGCGTTCTAGTAGGCCGTAATAAAGTAATTATTCCCCCAAGTCAAGTGTTTGAATTGGCCCAAATTGGTATGAAATCCAGTGAGATTGCCAGGTTTTTTGGGGTCACAATTGAGTCAATAAACCGTCATTTTGCGTCAGAAATAGAAAAAGGCTATGAAGTAATGAAGATAAGCCTACGCAGAGCCATGATGAAGAATGCTAATAACGGCAATGCCGCTGTTCAAATTTTCCTTGCTAAAAACATATTGGGAATGACAGATCAGCCTCAAAACGCAGTTGATGAACAACCTTTACCATGGACAGACGATGCTGAGCCAGCCCCAGAAGACGATAGTCAGTGATCCGCACAGATTCAGAGTAATCTGTGCTGGTAGACGGTTTGGAAAAACTTATATAAGCATAAGAGAACTCAGTCGCTATGCTAGCCAACCTAATCAAAAAGTCTTATATGTGGCACCAACCTACAGAATGGCTAAAGGCATTGTGTGGGATACACTAAAGTTAAAATTAAGTAAATTAAGATGGATTCGTAAGGTCAATGAATCAGACCTTAACATAAGATTAATCAATGGTACTCAAATCAACATTAGAGGGGCTGACAACTTTGACAGTCTTAGAGGATTAGAATATCATTTTATTGTCATGGATGAAGCCGCAATGATTGATCCTAGAGCATGGACAGAAGTATTAAGACCCACGCTGTCAAACACAAGGGGACATGCCCTGTTTATATCAACACCAACTGGTAAATCAAATTGGTTTTATGATTTATTTCAGCGTAGAGAAAGTGACCCAAATTATTGGTCAAGCCATCAATTTACATCACTTGACGGTGGGCAGATTCCTGAAGAAGAGATTGAACAAGCAAGACGAGACATGGATGAGCGTACATTCAGACAAGAGTTTGAAGCCTCATTTGAGTCATTTGTTGGAAGAATTGCTTACAATTTTGAAAGAGAGCAACATGTAAAATCAATTGATGACTATGATACAAACATATTGCATATTGGTATGGACTTCAATGTATCACCAATGTCAGCCGCAGTATTTGTCAGAAACAATGATGACTTATACTGTGTAGATGAAATAATGATGCATTCAGCCAACACACAAGACATGGTTGACGAGATTCACAATCGTTATCCTAGTTCAAAATTATTTGTTTATCCAGATCCTTCAGGTAGTGCCCGTAAGACAGCGGCCAATGGTGCGACAGATCACAGCATATTGGCCAATGCTGGGTTTATTGTCAAAGCCCCTCGCAAACACAATGCTGTGAGAGATAGAATCAACAGTTTTAATTCTAGACTAATGACTTCACAAGGTAGTCAACATCTTTGGATATCACCAAACTGTCGTAACCTTATAGAAAGCCTAGAAAAATATTGCTTTAAAGATGGAACCACAGTTCCAGATAAAGGGCAATGGGATCACATGTTTGATGCCGCCAGTTACTGTGTTGATTACCTATTCCCACTAACACGAACACCCATGCCTATGCCTGAGCCGCAAAGATGGACTCATAATATTGCATAAATACATAACTAATTTAGGATACTAACACAATGGCAATAACCACAACATTAAGTCAAGAAATTGACAATTTATTCAGCGAAAACGCCATATATTCAGACAGAAAAGACCAATGGCAATACCTATTTGAAAGTTATCAGGGCGGTGAAGATTACCAAGATGGTAATCACCTTACTAGATACCAATTGGAAAGTGAAAGTGAATATCTTGCAAGACTTCGTTCAACCCCATTAGAAAATCACTGTAATTCAATTGTGCAGGTCTATAACAGTTTCCTTTTTCGTGAAGGTCCTGAAAGAACATATGGCTCAATTGAAAACTTACCTGAGATAGACTCATTTTTACGAGATGCAGACTTAGATGGTAGAAGTCTAGATGCATTTATGAAAGATGTGGCTACTTGGAGTTCAGTGTTTGGACATTCGTGGATTGTCATTGCCAAACCAAATGTTCAAGCAACAAATCGTGCTGAAGAACTAGTACAAGATGTAAGACCCTATGTTAATCTAATTACACCTCTCATGATGTTAGATTGGAGTTATACAAGAAGTTCAAATGGTAGATACACATTAGATTATATCAAATATGTTGAAGAAATTAATGGCAGTGTTAGAACACTTAAAGAATGGCGTACTGATATTATAAAAACCACAGTGGTTGACATTGATGAAGGCATCATTGACAGTGAAACTGAAGAAACCAATGAATTAGGCATCATTCCAGCAGTCTGTGTCTACAATAAAAAATCAACCCTAAGAGGTCAAGGTATCAGTGACATAGCAGATATTGCTGATGTTCAAAGGATGCTTTACAATCTTAATTCAGAGTTAGAGGAGTCAATTCGCTTAGATGGACATCCAAGTTTGGTTAAAACTCCCAATACTGAAGCAGGCGCTGGCGCAGGTGCTATCATTCATATGCCAGAAGATTTAGATCCAGCATTGAAGCCTTATATTCTACAACATTCAGGGGCTAATATAGAATCAATACTAAAAACAAAACAGAGTTTGTTAGAATCAATTGACAAGATGGCAAACACTGGTGCTGTAAGAGCCAGTGAATCAAGAACACTTAGTGGCGTAGCAATGGAGACAGAGTTTGCCTTGTTAAATGCTAGACTAAGTGAAAAAGCAGATAACCTAGAACTAGCAGAAGAGCATTTATGGACAATATTTGCCAAATATCAAGGTTATACTTGGGATGGTATGGTAGATTATCCAGATTCATTTGGTATTAAAGATATTGCCAATGACATTAGACTGATGGTAGAAACACGCAAAACTATTACCAATCCTAAACTCATTGACCTACTAGAATATGAAATAGCAGAAGCACATTTTGGTGAAGAAATGTTAGACGAATATAATTTAGATTTTGAACCACATGTGATGACAAATCCTGAAACAGGTGAAACACGCCAGGTAACAACATATCAGGAACATTTAACACTCCAGGATCAAGGTTGGATCCATACTTAATTAAGGATTTAAAATGACACTTAAAGAACTGGCAGAACAGGTAAAAATAATTAAAGATAATCATCTAAGACATCTTAAAGAAGATGTTGATAGAATTGAGAATCGCATTGAAAAAATGGATGCCAGACTTTGGTGGGTATTAGGATTGTTAGTAGTGGCAATCATAGTACCAAAAATACTAGGATAAACTTGTATGCCAGTTCGCAAAGTCAAAGGTGGATATCGTTGGGGAACTAGCGGACGAGTATATAAGACGAAAAAGAAAGCACAAGCACAGGCAAGAGCAATTTACGCATCAGGTTATAAGAAAAAGAAAAAATAACACCAGGGAGTCAGACAATGGCAATGTATAAAAAGAAGAAGAAAAGTAAAAAAGGCAGTAAGAAGAAATATTAATAAATAATGTATTAAAACACTCCAAAGGAGGCACGCGACATGAGCGAACAAGAAATCATGGTAAATGAAACACAAGAAACAGCAACTGATGCTGAAGTAACAACTGAAAATCAGGCTACATCAAACGCTAAAACCTATACACAAGAAGAGTTTGACAAGCATATGGCAGGGCTAAAAAATAGCATTACCAAAAAGTTTGAAAAACAATTTAGTGAGTTAGGCGATATTGAAGAACTTAAAAAACTTAAACAAGACGCTGAAAAGAAACGCCAAGAAGAGCAGTTAAAGCGTGGTGAGTTTGAGAAAACACTTCAGGAATTGGCGGCCAAAAAGGATCAGGAAATCCAGAAAAGAGATAGCGTTATTAAGGAATATAAGATCAATACACCACTGTTAAATTCAGCGGCCAAGTTGAGATCAGTAAATCCTGAACAGGTTAAAAGTTTATTGGTCTCAAGCGTGAGACTGAATGATGACGGAGAGGTTGAAGTAGTTGATACCACAGGAGCAGTTCGTTATAATGACGATGGCAAACCTGTAACAGTTGAGCAGTTAGTTGATGATTTCTTAAAAGAAAATCCACACTTTGTGCAACCAACACCTACTACAACAAATACAAAAACTTCCGTTAATGGTAACGCAACAAATAAAGTTGACATCTCTAAATTGGATATGACTAATCCTGAACATAGGAAAATATACGCTGAGGCCAAAGCCAAAGGTCGTATATAATTTTTAAATTTAATTAAGGAGTTATTTGAAAAATGGCATATCCATCAAACTCAAATACCAACCAAAACAGTGAATTATATTCTGCGTTGGTTGCGGCGGCACAGTATGCGGCTTATGAATCATCAGTTGCTCGCCAATTAGTAACAACATTTGACATGCCTGCTAATTCAGGTAAAACAGTACAAGTTCCTGTGTGGAGTTCTATCACAGCAGAAAACATTACTGATGAAGCGGCGGCAACAGCAAAAGAAACAGGTACAACAAGTGCTACAATTACAATGACTGAGCATGTTGTTTACCATCAAGTTACTGACATGTTAAAAGAATCAGCATACAGTAATGTTCTTACACAATTAGGTGACCAATCAGGTCGTGCTATTGCTGAGTCCATGGACACAGAAGCATTTGCACAGTTTACTAACCTTTCAGGTTCATCAACAGCAATCGCTGTGGCATCATTTGGTAAAGACGACATTATGGATCGTGTTGCTACATTAAGAGCAAACAAGATTACAGGTCCTTTCTACTGTGTGTTGCACCCAACAGCGGCCAACGCAAT